GTTGCGGGGGCGGGGCGTTCGGATCGATCTCCGACCAGAACAACTCAGCGTTCTTAAAGCCAGCGTTCTGCGTGATCTTGCCCAACGTGTTCTGGATTTTCGGCAGCGTGGTAAGGCCGTACATCAACGCTTCCTTTTGCATCCCAAGGATCTGCATCAGATGCGACAACATTTGATCCTTATTCCCGGTCCCCAGCCCGACGTTGATCGACAAGTCAAAGCGATTGACCCACTCGCGGGGGTTAACCAGCTTCCACTTGTTGCGGAGCTTGATCTTCTCGGCCTTGCTCGAATGCTTCAACGTCAGGAAGTGAACCAGCCGGAAGAGTTCTTTAACCCCCGTCTCGGCAAAGCAACGCGCAATCATTTCAATCCGCAACTGCGAGGCCGTCAGGAGCTGGCTTGACTGGGTTGCGGTCTTAACGAGTGAATCGGGGTCTAGCCCTTGGCTGTACTTGGTTACTCCGGTGCGGTTTTCCTTAACGTCGTCTATATAAGCAAGCCCAGCCAGCGCCGCACCCGACATATCAGGCGTGACAATTGGCATAATCGAATTGGCCGGCGGCCCATCAACGCGCTTGATTCCACCAGGACGAGACACGAGCATGTCTTCGATGTTGACCGTATTGCGATCAACCGCTTTCTCCTGGTTGTTCTGCAAATAGAGGTTGTCAAGCAGCCCCCGCATCAGCGTGGTTTTGATCCGCGCGAGATCCTGAATCAGGTCGTAATACGACAGCCCGATATGCCGGTGCGGCATAATGATGGGCGTCAAAGCTGCTAGATTGCATACCTCGGTCTCTTCGTCATGCAGGACCGTGGTCCCCACGACGCAGACCCGACGGAGTTCAGCGATGCCGTCGCCGTCGCGATCAATCCGAATCCACGATTCCCGATACCAGACCTCGCGCATTGCCGGGTCGGTCGATATGTCAATGGTATTGTCTTCGCCGAACCGATTACGGGCACGGCTTTCCAGCTCTTCCGAGACGCTATCGTCGCCAATGTCGTCAGGAATGTCCTGATAGCCCATCTGCCGCAGCTCGGAGATCGTTACTCGTCTCCGATGCTGGCAAAAAGGGACTTCCTGCAGGCTCACGGTACGAGCCTTGGTGCTGACAAGCACTTCCTCCGGGGGTACAGCCTCAAACTTGACGAACTGTTGCGGATACTTGCGGCGAATCTTGATGTCCGTCAGCATCGGCGGGGGCGGCATCTTCTGCCCCATCTGCGCCGCTTGTTGGGCCAGCATCGGATCGTATGGAAAGGCGGGGTCCGGGTACTGGGTCTGCCCGATAACCTCTACATCCGGGTCTTTCAGGATGTAATCCAGCTCTTCCTGGCTCAATCCCTGGTACGTCTCGACCCGCACGTCGTCGCGAGTGTGCCAAAACGCCTTGACATACCCGTTTTTCTGCAGCAAAGCGTCCTTAAACCATTCGTTATAGACCAAATACACGTTGTTTCGGTCACAGATTATGTGATTGACATAATCCGTTTCTTGTTTCGCCTGCTCTTCGTCTTCTGCGCTCTTCGCCTCAAATGCGACGACTTCGTCACCACTAACGAACGGTTTGAGCAGGGAGGGAAGCACCCATTCAACCGTATCCGCAATATCACTGGAGACGATCGACGACCGGCCTTCCTGCTCGTCGCCGTAGGGCATCCCCAGGTAGCGGTCAAGCGCCTGCTGTCGTTGCTTCGCCAGCTCGCCATTGACGAGGCCGTAGGATGCCGCCTCTTCGGCCTGAATCGCGGCGATTAACTGCGCGTCAGTCAGTGGGGTGGCTTTCATAGTTTCGTCAACACCCCGCCGGCATACCACTCGATCGCAGCCAATACGCTCGCCGCGCGCTCAATGTCGTTGCGAGCCGCCTTAGCCCGCTTGGCGCGGCTCGTCATCCATTCAGGATGGATGCTCTCCAGATAGCTGAGCGTCTTACGGGTCAACTCGACGTTGCCGTAATCCGTGCGGATTAGATCGATGGAGTGTTTCATCGGTCTTCGTTTTCTGGCGGTTCGCCGATGTTGAGATAGGTGACGCCTAACACCGACGGCACGGAGACGCCTCGCCACCACGGCACGAGCGGCGAGTATTCAACGCGGCCGACAACCCATTGGTGGGGGCCGGTCGGATTGGTCGTTGTGGTATTCACGCGAGACGGTACACGACAAACGTGTTGGTAGCCGTATAGCGTGCCCGGAAGGTACCCGAGCCGCTAATGATCGTCGCGTCAGTCAAGGCTCCAACCGTCGGATTGCCGACGATGGTTACGTCCGTGTTCACCGTGATCGTCGCGTCGTCGCTTGCGCCCGTGCCGGTGTTAATCAGCGTAAAGTCGAACGAATCACCCACCGCGATGCCGGGAATCGCCGCCGCCAAGAGCGTTCCCGTCGGGAGTTGATGCACACTCGGCGCAGTCACACCCGTCGTGGTAATGATCCCGGTCAGGAGTTGCGCGGCCGAGATGGCGTTGGTAACCGTCTTGGCGGTCGGATCGCCCTGGGCCTTCAGCGATAAGCCGCGGACAAAGGTATTGCCCGACGGGGCGAATAGCACTTTGTCGGTGAACAGCGACAGATTCACCGCCCCCGCTTCGTTCAACAGCGGCGTCAGGTCAACCGTCTGACTGTAAGTCCACTTCGGTCCTGCGATATAGGCTGCAGCCATGATTATTGTCCGTCCGCTCCAACGATTGAATAAGCGCAGCTCGACGCTGCATACAGGTAAACGTGCGTGTGTCCCGGCTTCAGGGTGAACACCTGAACCGAACCCGCCGGCAAGGGCAGTCGTCCGCCCCCGACGGTCGTGCTACTGGCATCCGGACCGCTCGAAGTGCCAAACTTGATGTACAGCGTCACCGAGCCGAGATTCGTGCAGAGCATCTGCGCGCCAGATGGAAGGGCCACGCCCGTGGTCGGGGCGGAAGTGTCCGCAGTGCCTTCGATACAAGCGCCGATCGTGGTCGGCGGCAGGGGCTGGAATGCCATTAGTTCACCTCTTTCTTGGGCCGGCCGGGGCCGCGTTTAGGAATTGCCATGTCCTGTGCCGCAGCGGACGCCGCTTGCCGTAATACCGGGTCAACGTCCCACACAACGCGGGTCATTTCATCGAACTCGGCCTTGGTCGGCAGGGTTGGATCCAACTCCGGGGCGGCACATACGCCGCACGGCTCAAACTGCGAATGAATCGGGCAAACATGGCGCAACTCAATCTCTGGCGCGGCAGGCGTCTCCAGCTCCAACACGCGCGCCTCTAGGGCTGCTACGCGGTCCATCATCTTCTGACACCATTGCATGTTCAAAGCGTTAGCCCCTTTTCTTCCAGGAATGCATTAAAGTCTTTTAGCGTCTCTTCGGCCCCGGCCAACTCTCCGCGCGCGGTCTGCAACTCATCCTCAATCGATTCGATCGACTCCCGCAACGCCTCAATCCGCTCCACGGTAGCAAGCCGAGCAGCCTTTAGTGCGCGCAAGGCGGTGTTGCTCACTTCGAGCCCCGGCCGATGCAATACGATAGGGCGATCAGGATGAAGCCCACCGCGCAGGCGCCGATCGCCACCCAGACCAAGAGATCTTGCAAGCCGCTCATTTATCCCCCTTCGGATACAGCACCGCCACCCCGTACAGAAAGACGCCGATCGCCATCCACGCGAGCAACGTTCCAATCGCAAGCGCAGTCAGGTTGTTCATTCCGGCTCATCCTCATCCATCGGCGGATTCACTGGCGGATGCACCCGTTCGAGCTGCCAGCGCTGAATCTGTTGGTCGTCCGCGCGTTTCACGTGAAACGGTGGGCAGCGGTTACAGCCCAAACATGCTGCACCGCAACACACGGGCTTGGTCTCCGAATTTGCGGGGGTTTGACAAGCGCCCGTGCTGCACTGCGGTAAGTCGTCGCGCACGAAGGCGTAACCTTCCGGCGGGTCGTGCGGGTCGTAACCTTTTGTCGTTCCGAATGGGATTGGGGCGGATGTGCGGATTGCGCCAATCGTGGCCCACGAGTGCGGGTCTACGCCCCTGCAAACCTCATCCCATAACACGCGGTCAAAGGCATCGTTGCTCATACAATCCCCCGGTTGTCATAGCGGATTGGCCCATCGCGGTACTTCTCATTGTGGGATTCGTTGCCCATCTGATCCACAACCAGCGACAGGTAGCGCCAAGCGTCAGCGCCGTGGCTGTATTCGTCATGCAAGGGCGTGCCCGGCTCGTTGGTGGCCTGATTGACCGTCCGACGGTAACGTTTCAGGCATTCGACGAGGCGCGAGGCCGAGCGGTCGATATAGCAGCGGCCGAACAGGAACCGCGCCGCCATAATGCCCTTCTCGACCTGGATGTTCGGGACTTGCGCCACCTTGAAACCCATGCCTTTAAGGATCTCCGCGACGCTCTTCCCGGTCTTAATATCCTTCGTAAAGCCGTCGTGAGGGAGCCACATCGTTCCCCAGTTGAGGCGCATCGCAAGCAGGTCTTGCCCGTAGTCCGCCACCGTGCGGTGACTATCCTCGACATACCCGACGATGCGGACTTCCGAGCTAAGGCGTTGCGGGAGAATGATCGAGCAGGCATCATTCCACCCAAGATCCCATACACCATGGGTCTTTAGGAGCGGATCAACAGGAACGACACGGACGCGCCCCTCCGCTTCCATCTGCGCGACCTGCTTATAGTAAATCGCACCCTCGACCGCCGGCTTGCAATGGCCTTCCCAAATGTTCGGGTAGCTCTCCGGATCCCTCTTCTCGCATTCCCGCCGCTCCTGTTCGAGCACCGCCGGGAACCAGGGATTGTCCGAATAGTTGACGTGCGCGACGATCGAATCGGGCTGCGGATTGATCGTAAACCGCTGATGCGTCTCGTCCGTCTCTAGACTTGGGTTATAGCTGATCCATATCTCCGAGCCGGGCTTGCGGATCGTGGGAATGAGAACATCCCAGGAGCGTTTACTGACTGACTGCCCTTCCTCAACCCACACGCGGTCGACGCCTTCGAACGACTTGATCGAGTCAATCGTCTGCTGCAGTAGGCCGGAGAACAGAATCATCGTGCCGTTCAGGCCGCGAATCTCCTGCTCTAGCACCTGATACACCGCGCCAAGGCCTAAGGCTTCAATCTGATCCGCCAAGAGACGATGAACGGAGTCTTTAATAGACTTCTGGACTTCCCGAGCGCAGAGGATGCGTAGAGGCTTCTGAGCGCCAGCAATCAATAGCGCCCGCGCGAAGCTCCATGACTTACCCGAACCACGGCCACCGTAGGCGACCTTATACCGAGCTGGATGAAACAGGAATTCCAGTTTGGCGGGAAATTGTGCTTGGATCTTACGCGCCGCTGACAAAGCTCACCTCAATACCCAGCCGCAGCGGGTTGTCTGGATCGCCCGACACGGCGAGCGGAATGAGCTTCGGATAAACCGTTCCCCAAAAGACGCGCTCGTTCGCTGGATCTTCCTTCGCCCACTCAATCAAGCGTTCCGTTCCACCCAATCCCTCAGCGGCCAGGGAAATGGCGTCTTTAGCGGCGACCGTATGCCGATTCGGAGTGCCCTTCTGGCGTCCGCCGGTTTTCTTACCGCGCGCCATGAGCGACCAATCTAATGAGGTCTAGTTTGGATGCGTCGAGTAATTCAGGCTTAGAACGCCATACAGCCAGCAGCAATCTAGCCGCATATGCGCGCGTTCCTATTTTCTCCATAACAAACAGCCAGTTAGGCCGTTTTGGTTTGGAGATTCCGCCATTACCGCCAGCGCAACGATTAAGTGCTGGCTGTAATTCTGCTATTTGCTGGCGCTCGAACGCATAAGCATCAGCCTCGCGCTTGAATCGGGCAACCTCACAGCCGTCTAAGCCGTGTCGGCGCTTCTGCGTTGCTAACCGTGAACCGCTCCCCTTGCCAACGTAAACAACCGCGCCGCAATGTGCGATTAGACGATAAACGTAGAAGCGCCAGCCCATAGGCGTTTATTAGACGGTCGGCTCCACGACAGGAGCTTCCGACGGGGCCTTGACGATTTCCGCCAGAGCTGCAGCAGCAGCCGCAACACGGTCAGCACCGGCCACAACGCCATCCAGAGCGGCTTGCGCCTCCGGGCTGATCACGTTACCAGCGGCGAGCAGGTCTTTCAGCGATTGAATCTCGGCGGCTTGTTGAGCCAGGTCGCCCGACAGGTTCACCAGGGAGCCTTCGATCGAGGCGAACTTTTCGCCAGCAGCGGTCGCAGCCGCGCCGACTGCATCATTTACAGTGGTCATTAGTTTTTTCTCCAACAGATTAAGCCGCGCCATCAGCGCGAGAAACCACTTCGGCTCATGCTCATCCGCGAAGTGGTGGGTTACGTCGATTCGCATGCGGGTAATTCCCCACGCTGCCCGAGGATGGGCTATCTATGCGCGATTCTACAATGTTCTACTGGTTATGTATACAGATACCCCCGCATATTGTGGAAAACCCCCTTAGCGCATACCACATCTAGTTATTCCATGTTGCGCGATTTTCTCCGCTCGATATGAAAACAAAGTACTTCACACTCGCGCAAGATGCGCGCATTATTCAGTCATCAACAACGCAGTACCAACCGGGAGAAACCAGATGAACGTAACCTACAAAATCGCAATGGCAGCGGGTCAAGATGCCGCGAACCGGCAAATGCGCGCCAATGGCCGTACAGAATGGAACGATGAGGATTACGCGGTCGCCGTGGAAACGACCGGCCACCTGCTCTCATTCCTCACTGGCGCGGAATTGATCGCCAGCCGAGACGAATATCACGCAGTCGAAGCATGAGCGGCCGACCAATCGCCGCCACTGAAGCGGCCCTCCGGATGTACTTCGACTCCTACTCTACGATTACCGCTATCGCACGCGAATGCGGTATCGCGCCCTCTACCCTACGCCGTGCCCTGCGGCGCGCCGGAGAGCCGCCTTGCAAGCCTGGACGGCCTATTCGAGCAGCACCCACAGAAACGACGGCCGGCCGTTCGGATTGCGTATCACCCGGCCCCGCATGACCATTCGATAGCCCGCCATCCGGCCCAGTAGGGTAGACACCCGCTTCGCCGGTAGGCTGATCGCGTCCGCCAGCTCGCGCGAGGTCGCCGGCCCGTTATCCCTGAGTTCGCGGAGGATTAGGTATAACTGACTCACCGCACCGGCCCCTGTTCCCAGTCCCCGCACCAATGCGTGTGGCTGATATGCGGATAGCGCGGATGGTAGGGGTCTTTGATAATTACGGGGGCGTGCCGACGGCATTCATCCGGATAGTTATGGCTTTCAGGAAACGCGAACTTACAGGTCCCGCAACACGGCGCGCGATTGTTAAATTCCGCGATCCGCGATAGTTCCCATACCCGCCGGTGCACATCTATGCCCTCCGCGTTCTCCCATCCTGGCGCGTAGCTCATGTCAGCCAATACCTAACCATCGCGCCAAGGCTCCCAATCCGCATGGTCGCATGCCGGTAGCGTTCTAAATCCTGCGGCAAGGCGCGTCGCTTCCGGTCCCGCTCGGTCACCAGCTCCGGATCGTCATAACGGATGCTGAAGAATGTCACGTTATGCCCGCTGTCCTGGTAGTTATTGTGTTTCTTGCGCTTTAGCTTTTTCATGTAGACCAGCCGGCCGAGATAGACCGTTGCGCCTCTTGGGGTGATCTTCAGCGCCTTGGCGATCTGCTCTGGAGACTTCGGACCATCTTCGATTAGCTTCAGGATCCTGGGGGCCATGTCGTCGAATTTGGCTTTCATGGCTTCCACACCCCGCCCTTGAGCGATACCGGCCCGATTCGCGAGTACCGCAGAATCGCCAGCGCATCAGACAGGGCAACTTGCTTACCCCATAACCCGAGCGCGGCAAAGTAGACTCCGAAGAGTTTGCACCGATCCGCGAAAGTCACGATGATTTACCCATACAGGCATTCGCGATCGTGCACAGACTACAGATTGCCCAGTTCAGCGCCAGAAAGAGCGGAATCAGCACGACCATCGGCACCAACAAGGCTACAGCTGTTAGATTGCGCAGGATTCTCATTCGTCATCGCTCCCTGGTTCGCGTGTTTCGTATTTCCGCCACTGGGACGGGTCAATTGCATCCTTCGCCATGGATAGCGCGATCGGGTGTACCGGCTGGCCGGCGTAGTAACGATCGAGGATCTTGCGCGCCCATGCTCGCGGGTCTTTCCGAGCGTTCGCGCCGATTTGTTCAGTGACGGGGTTCATCGCCCCAAGGCTTTCTTGATCGCATCCCGGACTTGTGGCGACAGCTCCCCGCGCTTGAACTCTTCCGGCTTGCCAGCAAAGGGCTTATGCGCTTGTGCGGTCGCTTTGTATTCGCGCGGCAGCTCATCTTCAAACCGCTCGCCGTGCAAAAATGTCGCGGCGTGAGGGATAAATTGCGGGTCTTTATCCCTCCAAACTCTAGCCCACACAACTGTCGCCTCGACTATTTTTGGATACAGGCCGGAGCCAATTCGCCCCCATGCAGCCCGCGCGGCTTTTTTTGCGACTTTGCGCGGGTAGTGAAACCAGAACACATCAAACAGATCTACCGCAGTCTCCGGTTCGTCGTTTTGATCGTCTTGTTGTGTATTAACCACTCTTAACGCACTCATCACTTCTCCCCAAGTATTGATCGTTTTAAAGGTTTGACGGTCTCTGACCGCCAGTCGGTCATGTCCCAATTACCCTTCCCGTGATTACAAAGCTCGCATAGGACTTGCAAGTTTTTTGGGTCTAACGCCAGCGCCGGGAATATTCGACGCGGCTTTATGTGGTCTACGTGCATCCGCACACCGTCGGCGGGCGTGGCCCCGCAACAGGCGCACCGAGCGCCGTCGCGCTTTAAGATCGTCATTCGGATACGCCGCCATTCATACGTATCCAGAAAGGCATCCGTCGCGACCGTGGTTAGCGGAACCTTCGGCGCATAGACGGGCTGGAACACTGGCGCTTTGCGTCTCGGTTTTTTGTGGCGAATCGGCGGGGCTGGGCGTGGCGGTACTTCTTTGCCGGCAGTAACAAAAATATCAATCGCCGACTGCGGGTAATCCATACGTTCTACCCATTTGATCCAACCCTTTTTCGGGGGCCACTCAACACCGAGCGCGCGTAGCTGTTTTTCGTTCCATCCACCTCTAACACTCCGGTTTTGCTCGATGAATGCCCTGTCTATCTTCACACCGTTTTCCCTAGATTCTGACGGCTTCGGCACGGACGACCCCCCAGCCCATTGACTACGGGATCGTGTTTCGTTTTCCCTGAGTTCTTTAGACTCCGGACAACGTCTGCCAGACTGTTCTTTCGTCCACAGCGTTACTCTGCTGCCCCGGCCCGCTCTAGCATCTAACACCCACGGTTTGGCCTGCCGGTCGTTCTTGCCTTTACTCAACTCCGCTCGTTCGGCTGCTTGACGCTTCCCTATTGCGGAGTCGTTTAGGTTCTTTACCTCAATAATCTCCGCAACGTTTCATTAATCGCCTTCAACTCGTCCATCTTCCTGAGCTTCCAGCGGTCCCTTGTTCCATGCCAACCTTGCGGCCCTCTATGACAAGGGATGCACAGCGGCATTGCTACAAACCATAATCCCTGCTCCGGCTCGTGCGCCTCACTCGGCCCAGCCTCACCGCAGACAACACAATCCATTGCTCGCACGCTCCCGACGTGCAGCCGTTCGGCTGTCGTCATCGGCTTTTTATTCGGGCTATGCACGCTTATCCAGCTCTGCCAGCCAGTTCGCATGCGCCTCAGACGGCGATCTTCCCCAGCCGCGTGTAGCCCATGGGTTACACCGCACCGAGCGCAGCACGCAGCCCCAGCGACCAGCGCAAACGATGTAGATATGCGCTTTCATTGGGCCAATAGGAGCTGAACGCGGCATGCGCCGTTTTTGACGACAGGTCCGCGAATTACAGTTAGCTTGTCGATTGCTTCGTCATCGGCATAGCAGCCACCATGCTGTAACGCATCGAGCGCCGGCTTGATCCGGTTGTCTATGTCGACTCTGCGCTTGTTCGGCGGCTGTAACGTCAGATGCACGTGAATCCGCCCGACGATCGGTTGAATCTTCTGCAGCCGGCAGAGGTTAATCACCTGCTCGCGCCAATCCTTTGCCGCTGCCGTCATGTAGTGCTGGCTAGCGTGCCGGACGTAGTTATTCGCAGACGGGGGCCAGGGCATCTCTAAGGAGATTGCCGTGACGACCGGAGCTGGGGATTCGAGAGGCTTCGCCGCCTCGATGGCCTGCGAGTATTTCACTTGCCGCGCAACGATAGCCTGGTACTGCTCGGTCGTCATGCGGAGGGAATTCTTGCTCATAGCGGCAGACTCACAATCCACGCCAGCATCGCCAAGGATGCCGCACAGACGGCCCACATCGGACCTACTGCCCACCATCCGAGATATGGAGCTAGCTGCCGCGCGGCGCGCAAGAGAAGGGCCGCGATAAGCGCGAGACAAACCCACACGATTGTCGTCGGGTCCATCATTGGGGGTGGGCAGCGACGCCCCGGAGCGAAGGGAGGATTCGCCGGAGGACCGAAGCGTCGCGCCCGTAGAAAACGGCGGTTGACTGCCCCGCCAAATGTGCCCGCTGTCCAAGGCTGGCACCTTCAAGCCCGTTTGAATCGGTAATTTTTACCGACTCATCACACAATTCTAGCGCGGGACCNTTNGTCCCNGGGTACACCTTCGCTGTGATACGCATGTGCCCCCCGCCTCCGGACGGGGCTAACTACTCTAGGCGGTTTCGGTCGCCTTCGGGTTGTAGCAGCTCGGTTCGGCCTTAAGTTTGCCTTTTGTTAACCGCTCAATCTGGATCTGCCGCAGCGCGGGGGGATATTGCCCCCACATCGAAACAGTGGTTTGACCTATGCCCAACGCCGCCCCGAGTGCTGCTTGGGTGCGGAAATACTTTAGGGCTTGTCCTTTTGTCATGGACGGATTATCAATCCTTTGGATGGCGGTTGTCAAGCCCGTTGTGTGCGGTAGCGGACATACAACAAAATTTTGTTGTGTTCGCGTAAATCCCTTGACACGTAACATCAAAAGCATGATACTTCAATCCAGCAACACCCGGTCCTGCGAGTCAGGGCTAGCAACAGACCCTCCGCGATTCCAGCCACAACGGAGTCCGAAGTTAGCCGAAGGGGTGCCGCTCTAGGGCGGTAACGGATAGGCGACAGGTAAGGCGGACGGTCTGAGCAGTAAAACGGTCAACCTTCAAGGGAGTGTTTCAGATGGACAAGATCATCGCACTACGGAAGAAAATGCGGGACGCCTATGCGGAATGGGGTGAGAGCTGTTGCCCCGAGAAGTACCAGGAGTACATCCGCCTTCGCAACGCCCTCATGGAAGCCTTACACGGTCCGCTGTAATGAAGATTTACATAGCCCTTAACGGATGGGAGTACGAAGGATACATACAGCCTACAGGCGCGTTCTCGACGATCGAACTAGCCCGCGCAGCTCTAAATGACGACAAGGTTAAGGGGCATTATCAGGACATATTCGAGGTTGAGCTTGATTTGCCTAACGATTCAGCGACACCGACGGAGACCATCAAATGACCTACACCTATCACCATCGAATCGGCCCGCGCGTTACTGAAAACCATATCGGCACGCTCTCGGTGTGCGCGGTTATCGCCCTCGTGCTGTGGGCCTCGACGGGCGGGGGCATCGCGGCATTCATTACCGGCTGGAGCGCAATCGGTGTGTTGCTGGCCCTCAAAACGCGGTGAAGGCGATCCGTATGCGCCTCAACTTCTATCTCGCCATGGGGGCGCTCGCCGGCTGTATGCTCTTTGCGCCCGGTTTGGAAGGCTTGTT